TACCTTTTTCCCAACCGGGCCTAGATTTGAACTCAGTTCTAAATTCATTAATCATATCAAGAATTTCTTTTTCTTGACTGCCATTTAAAACTTTGGTTAATATTTCTTCAAGAAACTTCTGCATAAATTCTGGTGTATCACTACGCTTCAAGTCTAAGCCCATGGCCTTGATCTTACCCGGCTTTCCGTCTATGTCAAGACGTTTGCCTTCTTTGTCATAGTACAGTACCGCATACCGTTTCTTAGTAATGAACAGTCCTTTAATAGCCACAATCTCTCGGCCTGCTTTAATAACTTCACCACGTGACTTTGGACAGTGATGAGCGTCAGCCATAAACTGTGGAAATGTGTTATTCACTTCTGCGGCAACAGTATCATACAATTGAACAACATTGTCTTTGTCCCAAGGAATCTCTTTCTTTTCGATCTCTCGTTTTAGTGTACTGTACGCACTAAAGTAAGCAGAGTCGGTGTCACCGTAGATAATACTTTTACCTAAGTGATTGTATTCGCCTGTAATTACTTCATTTATTTTTGAGGCCATATGACGGGCAATTCCTCTGCCCGTAAGGGTAGTTGACTGCCCGATACGATTATCAAAGAAGCGGCACCCAACGTTAAGAATAGCACCATAAAGACTATTAAGGTTAATTTTCTTAACGAGTTGTCGTTTGTCCCAGTATTCTTCTTCAATTTTATTCTCCGCTTTAATTGCATCTTTTAATTTGGCCTGCATCTCTTTACGTTCAGCATACCAGCGTTTTAGTAGTCCGGGAATAACACCTTCTACGTCATGTGTAAAGATTGTTCCGTTAGCACTAAGCATCCACGGTTGGTTGCTTTCAAATATTAACTCGTATATTTGTGCGCCCGATAGCACGTCGGAACTACCTGACTCCCAGTCAATGATAATTTCTTGTGCTATATCTTTAGCCATAACAAGTTCATATTCGTTACTACCAAACTTGCCCTCCCATGCCGCGGCAAAACTATTACCTTTGGCAATTTTGGCTTCAATTTCTGCATTGGTATACGTTTGACGCAACTGTCCAACAATAGTTTCCGGACCCATGTTAAGCGCACGAATCACAGATGGATACAAACTGTTAATGTCCATTGAACCGATGTAGTCATGTAATCCTTTCTTAGGATACGCAACATACGCACCAGCGGCTTGATTACTGATATCTTCATCACGTTTAGGACGACTTGGAACAATCATGCCTCTATGATGTGCTTCATTAATAATAGCCTGTTCTGTAACAGCCACCGCACCCATAGTGGTTGCCAATAGCACAGTATTTTCGTGAGCAACTGTATTGGCAAGATCAATGAACTTTAACTTTTTATCTAGTTTATCAAGTAGCAAACAGTCTTGTCTATTATATTCAATAAACTTCTTAAAGTCATTGTTATACAATTGATCAAGGGTGCCTTCGTACTGTGTTTTATGTTCGCCTAGTTCGTATTCTGCAATAGCATCTAGTCGATATGTATGACGTTCTTCATATGTGTATTTGCGATACAGTTCTAGGCTATCTAAATGCACACGACCAACAAGGTCATATGTTTCTGCTTTCTTACCGTATTTTTCGTATTCACGTTTCTTGGGAAACTTGTCAAATAAACAAAGCCGGCGGGTATCTTCTTTACTCAGCACTTTGATAATTCGATTAACAGTATAGGGCATATCAAATCCCTCACTGTTCCAGCCACTTAGCACATCTGCGTCTTGAATAAGTTGTAGGAATGTTTCTAACAGATCACCTTCATTATCAAACAAATGCGTATTAGGAAACTCTTTGACTTGCTCTTCCGCCTGTTCCATAGTCAATGTCTTAGGAGGTAGTGCAAGACATACCATTGTATCCATCCATTGCAGGTAAACAGCAATCGCAGTAATGGGCATGAACGGATCATCCGGACTTGCATAGCCACGTTCTGGATCAAAGTCTACCTCAATATCCCAAAACGCTACATTTAGTTTTGGAGCATCTTTGCCTAGATAGTTTTCTTCTAGACAACGGAAGATTGGATTTATATCATTTTCATACAGGCGACTGCTGGAAAATGTTTTTTGTTCTTTGATGAATTCTTTGTAACTTTTTGCTGTAACTCGGTTAAGTGTTTCGTTAAAAATTGAACGATACTTACCTTTAGCATCAGGATAATAAAACATATAGCGGGCAGGATAGTCCGTATATATTCTTCCTTTTTTAGGATCTCGTTCAACAACGTGAACGATGTCCTTTTCGCGATCCCAGATCGCATCGACATAACTCATATTTTTCTCCTTGTCATTTGCGGCTGACAAATACCAACATGATCATTTATGGCTGATCGAACCGTAGTTTAAAACAATATTTATTAGGCGGCAACCAGCATCCTAATTAATCCAACTGTGTCGATTGTGGTAAGCAGGATATAATTAGCCAGCATACCAAAGGAACGCCGACTATAAGCACACCAAGCGTATATAGCACAACCTGTAATCCAGATTGGGTACAAGACGAGAAGAGGAGGATTAGGCACGGTTGTGGCCATAATGATAGCACAGCCAATAGATATAGCCCAAGCAATGACCTCAAGACCAAAACGTACTCGATTGCTTGTGTAATCTTCTCTGATCCAGTTGAATGTTCCACTTAGAATCTCATTCATTAATTCTCTCTGCGATGTGAATGCCCGCTTATATCAACAATAGTTTCGAGGTCATCGAACTCACGGAATACTTGATCCCAAGTGTCTTTCATCGAAACTTTAATTGCTTTTTTAATAACTGAAGGTTTAACTTCTAGTTCTTCTGCTACTGCTTTGATTGTTTCGTTAAGACCTTCTGTTAGATCTTGTATTTCTTGCATGACAGTCATGCCTTCGGAAACGATTTGTTTAATTTTGGCCTGTTCAGGGGCGCCGAAAACTTTGCTCATTTAACTCTCCTAGTTGATTAATTATACGCTACTTGACTGCGGAAGTCAAGTCTCTGGACAATTTAGCGTTTGAAAACAGGGCCACCTAATAGATTTACAGCCGCGCCTTTCTTTTTCTTCTTGCCACCTAAGGGCATTGCTACACTGGCAATAGATCCAGAGCCGGTAGCACCGCCTGTTGCTGATTCCATTGCGCTACCTTTCTGTATTAGTCCGACTTCTAGTTCAGGACGTTTAAGCATGATAGAGTTTCTAGCGGCTAGTGCTTTTTCCCTAGTGGCAAATGTAACTACGTGTCCATCTTTCTTCCAAATCTGCCCGTTGATTTTTAAACCGTAGATTGTTGATTGTACAACATCTAAGTCGTGTCTTTCATCATCGCCGCGGTTGAATGCACCTCCTACACCACGGAATGGGATGCCAACCTCCGCCACACCTTTTGAAAGATGTTTTGCATCTCCGGCTTTTTCCCATTTATCCCACATTGCTTTACCGGCGCCAGTACGAATAGCACTTGGCTCAATCTTAAATCCTAACATTCTAAGATAAGCATACATACCGGCGGCAACACCTTTTCCACGATAAGCCGGATGCACATAAGTCTGCCCACTAATCATTCTACCACCTGAACCATAAGGCATGAATACCGTGTCAGCAATTGATTTCTTACCATCGTATGCTGTCATCTCTATCTCACCCTCATCAGATCCAGTTAATGCCTTAGCACGATATACATAATCGCCTATTTGTTGTGTATGGTTTAATCCTGCAGGATTTATTTTGCCTTCTGCCACACCTTCATTGGCAAAGCGAGGATTATGGAAACTACCAACAATATACCATTGTAAATCATGATCGACATCATTGTGTTCTACACCCATTACATTAACATTATAACCTTTGTCATCAAACCATGTATTTGCATAGTCCACTAAATTCTTCTTGGCTTTTTCGCCGTAGGCATCAATATTAAACCCATCGTTGCTGACATCAAAGTCTTCAAACCAATCATCACCAATGATGTCAGCAAGCTCGTCATCGTTATACCAACGTCCTGAATCACCATCGCTACCACTAGATATCGCGAATTCGTTCAAGCCTTCCGCCACACCTTGCTCTTTATGTTTTTTAAGATCGTTATCAAACTGTTTATTGGTAGCCTTGTTGATACCTTTGAAACGTTTGTCACCTCGAGCATAGTT